CCCTGATGTTACCATTGGTCTAAATCCATGAATGTCTTCTATTACTGGCACATTAGTATAACCTAGAGCTGCTGCTCCTGCGGCTATAGCCTTAGCTCCCATTTCAGTTGCTGTAGCAAATGGTCCTATAATTGGAGCTTTGGTAAACCAAGAAGCTAATGCTGCGACTGCTGTTGCTGGTCCAGATACTTGGCCTGACATACCATATTCATCTTTTGATTTTTTCTTTTCAACTTTATTCATAGATTGGAAAGCCATAGTAGTTGTAGGTCCTGATAATTCCAAATCCTCAGCCCAACAAAATGTGTTAACTGTTATACCAGGTGACGAAGCACCTGTAGCAGATAATATAGGTACTGCTAAGAAAAAACATAAAGTGCCCATATTGCCAAATTCAGTATTTCCATTGGGTATACTAAGCCAATTAAGTGGATACATAAATGGTAATTCCATTTCACCTGCTTTATTCTCATGAGGATAAATCCACATATGTGGTAATTGTGATTGTTGCATTAATATTTGTGGCCCTGTGCCAAGTATAGATGGTCCAAAAACACCCGGAGATACTATTCCTGAACCTGTAATCAATGGTCTATATGAGGCCAGATAAGTTCCATATACAAAGGGAGTACCATTGACTGTTATTTTAATTTTTAATTTGCACCTTAAGAATGAATAATTACTCAATTTTGATGCATTGACAGTTGTATTGAAGAAAGCCTGCCATGGTTTAACATATCTTGTGACACCAAAGGTATCAGAAGTTGACCATACAAATGTGTCAATTAAGACAGGTCTTTTAAACCAATGCTGTAAACTACCCAAATCATCACTCTTATCATAAACTTGTCTCAATATGCTATTGGTGTATACATCCATACCACTTTCTTGATCTAAGAATTCCATAATAGCTAACTGTTCATCTGCTGCATCATTATTATCTTGTGTTATTGTTTCAACTATATTCTCACTTTGTTCTATAAAAGTGTGCACATTAGTGTTATTTTGTGATTTTGAAACATAATATTCTAATGATTCAATCATCATCTCAATCTGTGCATTATTTAAAATGCCAGTACTGCGTTCTACACGCAGCTTACGCAATAATGTTAATATTTGTCTTACAAATGAAGAATCTGATGATATGTAAGTAGGTGTTCCAATATTCGTTGTTGACTCTTCAAATAGCAAATAATTTATTTCTTGTACTATTTCATCTAATTCTAATATGCTGAACTCAGTTGAAAGTACATTATTTTTTAATATCAAAACTAATTCTTTGATATTTAATAATTGTTTTCTATGCTTTTCTAGAGTAGCATTACACTCATCTGATAAGGTGGCTCGTCCAAAAGCCATATTTTCCTCAAAACGTACTTCACTTTGTTGTGACATTGTTTCTTGTTTTGTTATCATCCAGGGATGATCGTATACACAGTATTGACTGTGTTCTTTCCATCTTTGCATATGCTGATCATATGTCTGGAAAGTATTTTTATCTAGGTATATATCATACCCTAATTGTTTTACAACATTTTTAAAAAATATTGTTTGTTTAATAAATTCTTGTTCTCCATAATATGCATATTCTCTTAAAGCATCACCTATAACTATCACAGCATGCTTTTCTGGTGCAACATGTTTGGACTGTGTTCTCCAAAATAATGATTTCTTTATTGATTCTTCAGCCAACGGACAAACATGTAATTGTAATATATCATTATATAACCATTTACGTTTAACAAAGGATGCTTGATATATAGATATATAAGGTACAGATTCAGCCTTCTTATCATCCATTGTATACACAATACCAACATCACCAAAAACTTTGGCTATGTTGGTATGTGTGAACCATGGAGCATTCTCAGACACACCACAAATATTATCATCACCCATTGTCATCAGAGCTACATTCTTCTTAAAATCTTTACAATCATGTGTAGGAGACAATTTAATATATGCACAACGCATATAAATACTATTTTTAATGCAATTTATCAATAATGTGAGTGGGAATCCTGAAGGTAAACATCCAGCAAATCTAATTATAATACCCCAATATTCAACCACATTGTATGTTGTATCCTCCATCACGCATTCCATTGCACGTAAATCATCAGGATCAACACCTGCTTTTTCTGCTAACCAAAGTAAAACTTTGAAGGCATATATAATAGTTAGTGTATCATCATTAGTGTCATAACCAGCATAATCACCAGCTATTATTTTACTATCACCAAATTGCGTCAAATATTTAAACATTATTTCCCATTCATCAGAATGACATTGCATTCCTGCTGCAGTTTCAAAAACATAAGGTTTACTCTGCATTAATCTACATGACCATAAATATAGCATTCTAACTACTATAACCCAAGGTCCATATGCTCCCATAAATATACGTAATTTGCCTATTTCATCCTTTTCAGGAGTTATAACTTCATCCTTAATAGAAGCACTAAAAATTGGATTATAACATTCACTATTCCTATATTTAAACATTATCTTTTCAATTTCCAACATTATATCAGTAGTGAATGTAAATTTAGTATCACTATCTTCTAACGGCACTCTAAAATGTTTTTTATTTTTCCTGTATGGAAATCCCATACTAGTGCTCCAATCAATTGAATTGACATGAGCTATACCGTCAATACCATTAATAGCTGTATCAACATCATATACATGTATATCCTTAAAATCTTCATCTGTCAACTGTGCTAATATATCTTGAAAATAAGAATGTGCTGCTTTCTCAACTAAATCCAAGTCAAAATATTGGTGCGTTTTAGTTCTAGCTTCAAGTCCAATATACCATGGTCGCCAATCATTAATTCGGCTAGGTGGCACATATTTAGTTGTAATATTAGCATCTAACAATAAATCATGAAGTGTGCTCTTCACTATAATAGTTGAATATTGTGGTCTTGGTATATTGTGTCCTGTTATGACTGATAAAACACCCTTACTTAAATAATTTACAGGTGATTTATGATGTATCAATGCTTGTTCAACCAAATAATCCTTCTTACTTAATTCAATATTACCTTTATCAATAATAGTTGCTTTAATATTACTATTTATATATGATTCAATATAATCTCGAAGTAATGGTTGAGCTCCACTTTTACTAAAATTACATCTATAATTGACAGGATCATCACCTAAATAATGATAACCTAATATAACTGGACCTAATCCTGTTATTGTCATTAATATAGCACCACAATCACCATATTTTGTGCTCTGTTGAGGATATCCAACATATGTATATTGTTCACCTTTCTCAGAATGTGCTGGTAAATATGATATGGCTTTAACATCAATTAATTCTATATTTGTTTCTTGATTCAATAATATATAAAATCCATTAAACACACCAGGTAATATACATGATGATATTAACGGTATAATATTCTTAACTGGTGGTAATTCATACAACATAAGTAACGTTATGTCATCATTCAAACGATGAACATGCTTAGATGTAATGTTAACCGTCTTATTTAAAGATAAAGACACTGATATAGAATCCCATATGTCTAATATAAATGGGGGTTCAGGAATAGCATGTGTATTACATACATATATATGTCCACCTATTCCAAACATCATAGCCTTAGTAGTATTATATTCATCATTATTCTTATCAGTATATGTCTTATAGCGTTTTATATTAGGCTTAATCATATCTGTTATCTTAAATTTATCAAAGCGCTTCCATGATGTAGACATCGGTGAAACTTCATGTGTTGACAAACTAAAAGCTTGTTTAGGCCAAGCTTCTGGTCTCTCAAAAACATGTGGTTTTGGTCGTAAACCTAAATCTTGCAATTTTAAACCTTGCTCTTCATCAAAATGTTGAATATCTAAATCCTGTTTGGAATTCGTGGTAATATCATCTTTACTTATTGTTTCATTAATTTCATTTGTATGAAATAAATTCATTAATTTATAAATCAAATATATTGTAGTACCGCCTGCTAAGATTGTTGTTAAAATACCTATAGTATTTATCATACGTTCTGATAAACCAAGTTTTCTCTTAGCCATATCGCTTAATACTTTAAAACCTATCTTACGTAATCTATGATTATTTGCTCCCATAATTATATTAGCTGCCATTTCTATAATAAAAGGACCGAAAAAATAACCCAATATTGGAAATCGAGCAATAGTGTGTATAATAAACTTAGCTAATAGTATAAAAGGAAAATTCAATATATCAAACCACCAAGGCTTATTATCTTTAATTTCTTCAGGTGAGTTCAACTGATATATATCCTTTAATATCTTATTAACAATTTCGCTTCGTGGTCTGTCTACACGTAAATTGTCTGCTTGCAAGACCATACAAGTACATGAACCATCAAATACATTTTGGTGGCAAACCATGCAACATTGGCATCGATCTATAACACTATAACACTGTGGGCACAATTTATTAACTTTCATATTTTTAGTAAAATCCATATATTTCTCTTGTATTGATTCATGCAGCTTAATTTGTACACCTAACCAAGATAAAAAGCTATATATATTATCAAATTTTTCAACTAGATCAAATTTAGCTCTCTGATGTAATCTTTTATCAGCATTAGTGCCTAACACATCGTCTGATACATCGCTAGCATCTTCTGTCACTGGTATGGGCTTATAAACCCTAATATTCCAAAAATCTGGAAATTCACCTTCTTCAACTACAGGTAATTTAGAACCATCAATAAATTGATTCTCATTGCCCTTCTTTCGGTATTCAATTTTAGGGGTTAAATCTACTATTATTGGAAAACGTCTCAAAACTGCTAAAGAACATGAAAAATAATTATGTGCATTTAAATGTACAGTGTTAGTGGTAAATAAGGCTAATTTAGCCCAACAAGGTGTTTTACCTTTATCTTCCATACCTGCCTGAACTGGTATAAAAGCAATATTATTCAATATCTGCAATATTTCCATAACTGATGGGTCACCCTCACCAGCACGTGATTCATGCATAAAAGCTACATCATCAAAAACTAAACACCATTTATATGTTCTAAAATTATTCCAATGTTTATCAACAGCATTTCTTGTATATTTATATTGTGGTTCTATCGGCATATTCATTAACAAACCGTAATGAACATAAATGCAATGTACAAAAGAACTTTTTGCAATAGATGTTCCTCCATTAACCAATATACCTAATGGTGCTTTTCTATCTGCTAATGCTGCATCATAACCTATTTGATCTCTTTTTACACATTCCAATTGATATATAATATGTGAAACACTTTTTCTATCTATCTTCGAAACATATTTTACCAAGCATTTACCTTGCTCTATAAGTGAATCCAATTCACCTAAATATTTAGGTACTACAATATCATGTGCTTCGGGATTATTCAAATATTCAGCATATCCTATAACACGTCGAGCTTCAGTATACCATTCTTCATAAGCACCACCTTCATGTAGTAATGGTTCAATGGAACCTGTTTTAAAACAAACTAAAGCTCGCTCAGCAGTAAATAATAAAAGATCCAAGATACTAACTATAAAATCTGGACCCCATTCTTTATACGTATATTCATTACTCAACAAACGAAATATCTTATCATTAAATGGTATTTTGGTTTCTTTACACAACGCTAAAGACATTATATAACCAATGACCTTATAACTCTTTTTAAATAACGTTTTTTCTTTAAACTCACTATAATTATTTAAGATATGTTTAGCAGATTCAATGCCATACGTAAATGAATTTAATGATTGTTCTTTCATAGGCAAAGGCTCATCAATGAATATACAATCAATAAAATCAAGTACTAATTCAATATTATCAACACTTATTAAAGGTGCTTCACCAAATCTAAGTTTAATGAAAGTTAAAATAGATAAAGATCTAGATTTTAATGTATCTGATTGGCAAATAAGTGCTAAAAATAAAGAACAATCCTCTATCCATTTAGCATAATAGTCAAAATCTGTTTCATCAAGATTTAATATTTTACGTAATTGATAAAGATCACGATCTTTTTTGTTCAAGACGTTACGTGTCTTAGGAGAAGCAATCCCATCACTATTCAAGGATTGAAATTGCATTTTATTTACTTTTACAAATTTTTTATATAATTTATTTACAGATTTTTTATTTACACTATGTACATTGTCTATGTTCTCATTGGAGAACATTTCATGTTGTTTATTGTTGTCCATTTTTTCCTCATAACATATTGCATTATCAATGTTTTGCATATTTGTTAGGTGGTGAATTGTGAAATTCAATAAATAAGTAAATAAATAAACTATGTACATGAATAAGACATTCAAATAAAATTAGGTGGACATAACATTTTACTTTAACATGGTCTTAATATATATAATATATAAACATTATATTATCTATCAGCTTCCAAACCGACCTTCTTTATAAAATGTATGAATACATAAATAAGTTAACAGCGTTAACTTACCCTGTTGAATGAGGACAAC